CGCGCTGGTACGTCTGCTCCGCGCGCTGGTTGGCACGGTCGGCACGTTCCTCGCGCTCTGACTTCTTGATCGCGGCCTCGACCTTCGCCTGATCGTCGGGACGGAGGCTGTCCTTGTAGACGGCGTAGAACTTCTTCGCGTTCTCGGCGGTGTCGGAGATGGCGATGCTTTCGATGCCAGCCTCAATGGCGGCGCTATCGGCCTTGTACTTGGTGTTCGTCCATTCCTCGCTGCCCACGGCCACGCCGCGACGGATCATCTTCTCTTCGATGCGCCCCTGGATGATGGCCCTCTGAGTGTTCACGTTCTTGGGGTCATAAGGGTTGGACTGGATCATATTGCTGGCTTCTTCGATGGCGCTGTCATCAGTCGCCTCGTCAGCCGTCAGCTTCTGCGAGTAAGAGTAGTTCGCAGCGCGGTCCAGATCGCCGTTAAGCTCGCCCATGCTGGCGCTGTCGAACAGGTCGCGGCTGTCTTGGTCGAGGCCGTCGCTGATGCCCTGCCGAAGCTTGGTCAGCGCATCGACAGTCTCGGCGTGCTTATCGAGGGCCACTTGGCCCTTGTAGTTCATGTAGCCAGGATGCTCGGGAGTACCGTCACCGTACAGGATGTCGCGCCGACCAGCCGAGTAGGCCGTCATGCTATCGCGGGCCTTGCGGGCCGCATCGCGGTGGCGTTCCAACTGCGCCGTCTGCTCAAGCTGGCCAGCAAGCTGGTCGCTCTGCTTGGCGAGTACGCCAAGGGCATCAGCCGCGCCGCCGCCAAACGCCTTCGGGTCTGCGCCCGCAGACGACATGCGTGCCTGCGAGAGCGGTTCCGGCGCTACATTCGGTGTTGGATCGTACGGTACTCTAGCCATTACACTGGTCCAACGGCGAAGCCGCTAGGTCCTTTCTTGTATCCGTAGGTGTCGCCAGACGTGGTCCACGATCCGGTGCCGCTGCTCTGGGTGACGTACGGGCTGCCGCCGCCGCCTGTTGCGGGGGTCGGGTTGTAGTTGTGCCACTTGTCGGCCACGCTGGCCGCGCCCGTGACGAGCGTAGTGATGGCCGCGAACTTGCTGAAGTACTCAGCCTGCCTCGCCTGCGAGTGTAGGAGCTTGGCCTGGGCCGTGTAGTTCATGCCCTCAATGTAGTGGCCCTGCGCCTCCCTGGCCGCGTTGGACTTGACCGTAAGCTCGTCCAGCATCCCGAGGGCGTTCTGGGACCCCATAACGTCGCCCACGGTGCCGCTGTCTGTAAGCAAGCCGTTGGCCGCGAACTGCGCCTTGATAGCACCTAGAGCCTGCCGGTTCTTTAGTCCTACCTTGGATGCCTCCACGTTCCCACGGTCAAGAGCGTCGAGCGCCGCACGGTTGGCCAGGATGGCGTTGTTCTTTGCCACCCGCTCCTGATAGCGGTCTGCTGCGGCCTCGGCCTTGCCTTGCTTGAATGTCTGTAGAGCGCCAGTCGCCGCCCCTACGGCGGTCGCGATGATAGCGCCGATTGCTGCTACGTGTCCCATTTCTTTGCCTCAATAAGGCAGAACGTCCCGCCGTTTACCTCCTGCGGAGGATGGACGGTGAAGCCGCAATGCCTCGCCCACGCTAGGGCCTTCGTGTAGTCTGCGTCGATGTAGTTTATTAAGTGGTACGTCCTCGACCATTCCCGCACCACTCTCTTCGTTTCCTTAACGAAGGACTTCTTGATCTTCTCGATCTCCCCCGTCGTCAGCATCCACGGTATCATTGTCTGGCCTACGAGGGCGACGGGCGCTATGCCAAACATCCCCGCCACCTTCCCCTCCACGAGGATTGTGTATGCCTCCAGGCTTGTCTCCATGGATTGAAGGACCGCCTTCAGGGGCGATATGCGCTCCAGCTTCCATATCTCTGCGCTGTCCTCTGGCCTCATGTTGAGGGAAAGGGCCGTCGCCTGCGCCTTCGTTGGCTTCACTATCTCGAACGTCATCCTGTTGCCGGGCTTTTGCCGAGTGACCAGTCGGGGGTGATTGATACGACATTGAGGGGTAGCGGGTCCAGTTGTCTGAGGAAGATACGACCATTCGACTGCCATACCGGGGGCAGCTTGACATTGTAGCTCTCGGTGTAGAGCCTCGTCGGCTCGCCGTAGGCTTCGTCGGTGCGCTGCTTTAGTTCGTCCAGGGTGTCGCTGTCTGGCCCGTACCAAAGCCCGCGCGAGTTGGCTACTTGGATCGTGACACTATTCGCCTTCTTCGGGAGGCCACCAAGGCCATCTCCTTTTTCGACATTGAGCGTTTCAATGTCAGCACTATAGCTGAGGCCAACATGAACACGAGAAGCAGGGTCATTAAGAACAAGCTTACCTCCATACTGAACGGTTAAGTCTCTTTGGACGGCTCCGTCAACGAGAGCCGTGATTTGCCTCCCGTATAAATGAGCCATCCCGTAGATGGTACTAACAGCCTTCCGTACGACCCCGCCGCGTATCCAAGCTGAGAAGGCAGTGCCGTCAACGCCGTCGAGTTCGAAGGTGTCCGTGGTTGAATTGGCCACGGTATAACGACCCCCGTTAAGCTGCGCGGGCTGGGTTTCGTTTCCGAGAGCATCGGTAGTTGGTACCCAAGTGATTGAGGAAACATCAACCTCGTCACCGTCACTAAGGCCATGCCCCACAACGCCGAGAACCACAGGGTCGGCCAGAGTGATGTTCTGTATGTCAAGCGGTACGTCATAGCTCACCATTAAGTCTAGGTACTTCGCATCCCGGCAGTCCAGCACTTCCGGGTCGGCCAGTTGAACGATGTAGCGCTCGCCGGTCGTTCCAGCGCCGACGTTAACGATAAAATAAACCTCGTCGTGGTACTCGCCCGTGCCCTTGCGCAGGCTGACCGCCCGCTCGAACGCCCACTCATTGGCCAGTTCCCAGCGCGTCCAGCCCACGACAGACTGTTCCTCGTCATACACGAGGGTGAGGAGGACCCCGTCATCGCGGACGGCATAGACCCGGTTGTCGGGGCTTCCGGCCCAGCACCAGTCAACTAGTTCGTAGTCGTGGAGAAGATGGCTCGACAGAACCGAAAGATCGCCAGCGGTGTATTGGTCAGATTGATAAGTGTAGCCGACCGATCGAACCATAGCTCCGCTATCTTCACAGAACACCACATTAGCGCCAGCCGACAGCGGACGTAGGTGATTGCAGCCATACCGCGTCTGCTCCTTTTGCTTGATCGTGGTCGGAGCGAACCGGCTGTCTGGCCCACTACTGATCTTCCACTCTCCCCCACTGGTGAAGGCCAGCAAGTCATTCATCGGCACGTAATGCCGGATTTCGTTGACCTGAAGGCTGGACAGGGCGGCGCTGATCGCGTCATCGTCCTGCGAGGGCCTTGTGGTCGTCATGTTGCTCGGCGCGCCGGGGCGGCTGAACTCGGACGTGTCGGGGGCATTGGTGCTGCCGCCGAACACCCGCCGCTGCTCGTAGAAGCTGACCGTGCCTGGGTAGTTGCCTGAGCCGAAGAACGGGTTGCGGTAAGCGGGCGGCGTGTCCAGCACGTCCGGGGCGATGTTGTTCTCCACGAAGGTGAGGCCCGGCGTTTCCCCCACGAAGCCGTATACGCCCTGCTTCTCCTTGTATACGCGGTAGGCCACAGCGCCCGCAACCGCGTTCCAAGAGATGGACGAGTAGGAGGTGTTCTGCTTCCAGACCGACCCGCCGCTGGTATAGGCCGTGAAGCCCGTGGAGTTGACGTTCGACAGGGTGATGGTCGTGCCCGTAGCCGCCGACACCACGAAGCTCTTGTTGTTAAGCTCGACCATACCGACGACGCCAGCGATCTGAACTAGCTCGTTGGCCACAACGCCATGGCCCGCAGCTACGGTCAGGACGCAGGGGTTCGCCTGGGTCGCGCCCGTGATGTTGTTCAGCTTGATCTCGCAGTAGGTCGGGGTCGCCGTCCCAGCCGAGGCATAGGCAGCGTAGTCCGTGCTGTTCTCATCGCGGAGGGAAAAGGTGTCGGCGTCGATCTTGGTGATGGTGAAGCGCCGACCGTTTAGCTCCGTCATCCCCACCACAGACGCGATATGCACTTCATCGTCCGTAGCGAGGCCATGGCCCACCGATGTTACGACTGCCGGGTTTGCCCTAGTAATGGCAGTGATCGTCTTGGCATTGGTCGTGTCCACGCCGGGCAAGCTCTCGTCGTCGCCAACCGCCGTCACCTTGTAGCGGGCGCGGAAGTTGCCAACGGTGCTCTGGGTGGATACGGACACAGAGGTCGGCCAAGTAGTCAGGGGAGTGAAGGTTGCCGCCGCGAGGGTCCAGGCAGCATGGCCCGTACGGGTCAATTCATAAACGGGATAAGACGCATGGGTGAGCGTCATCGTGTCCGCAGTTTGGACGAACTTTATCTCCATGAGATCGTTCACGGAGTATGGCGTCGAAATCTCGTAGATCGTGGATGCTGATCCACTACCTGTGTACACGCCGAAATTCGTGCTGTCCAGGGGGGCAGTGCCATTACGCTGGTCGTACAGGGCAAAGGTATCAGCCGTCAGAACGTCGATGATGTAGCGGTTGCCCTCGACCCGCAACATGCCCTCGGTGCCCGTGATGTAGACCTCGTCGCCGCTAGAGAAGCCATGCGCCGTCGCCGTAACGACAGCCGGGCTGGCGTTCGTGATGTTGCTGATGACGACCGTGCTGTCGAGGACGTGGGCACCGTCGCGCATGACGCGCATGTACTGGTCCCCGAACTCAAGGACATACTTGTCGGTGGTTTTGAACTCGAAGGGGATCAGGCGGGGGGTGTAGGTGTGGTCCTTGACCGGGGCGCGGATAATCGTACCGGAACGGTTGGACACGCCGCCGTTCTGATGCACGACAGCGTTCCGCGCCGTCTTGAGCGCGGTCGTGTACATGGCCAGATCGGTGCGGCCATAGAGGTCTGGGGAGATTTCGCCCTTGGAGAACGAGGCTTGACGAATGATCGCCATTTAGTACCTCGCCCGAATTGCTTCCGCCTCGCGAGGTTTCTCAGGGACGTTCTGGTTGCTGTCTTGGGCGGCAGCCGCGCGAGTGTACGAGTACGCCCACTTGATCTGCGCGTCCTTGATGTCCAGATTGCCGGTCAGGGCGAATGCAATGTAGCTGGCCAGGACGTGGCTCAGCGCGGTAATGAAGGTGGCCGGGAAAAGCTCAGCCTGCGTCTGGTAGGACGTGTAAATCAGGACCGCGTCCTCCATGTTAGTCTGGAGGGACGGTGTGCCGTCGTCGGAGATTTCGAGGATGAAGGGGATGGCGTCCGTGCGGTCCTGGCGAGTGGGATCGTCCAGGGTAAAGACGGAGATGACGCCCGTATTCAGGAGTTCGCGAGCAGCCACCATGTCTGACGGCACGATGTAACGGAATGACCACTCATCTGACGGGTCATCCCCGTGCAGGGCCAGGGTCGCCCGCTTACGCGCGAAGGACCAGTGGTAGAGACTGAGGGTGTGCTTGAGGGCCGTCGTGTACCAAAGATTGCACTGGCGCGCTGCCGTGCTTGCTTCGTCCATGGCCGCTATAGTCCCACCGCCGATATGGCTTAGGGCCATATTAGCGATGGTGACGTTGCTGATGGCCATGGCTTACCTGTTCTGCTGAACCCACACGTAATCTACGGTGCAAGTGCGGGCAGCGCCCGAACGGTTGCCGACGTAGATTACAGGAACCAGCGGGGTCGTTGCAGTGACCGCATCCGCGACCGCTGTGCCGATGGCCGTGCCGTCGATGTAGCCCGTGACCGCGCCAGCCGCAGAGACTTCTACGCGCACGGTGTACCAAGTGGTGGCAGCGGGGGCAGCGCCAGAATAGGCCGGGACCGTGTCCGTGTTCGCCTTCACGCCGCCGTGGAACCACTGAGCCGTGGTGCCATCCGTGTCGAAACCTACGCCGCAAGCGTCAGCCGCGCTGCTGTCGATGTCGGCAGCGTTCAGGAAGATCGGCACTGCAAGGCCAGTGGAGGGCAGGGCATCGGTGAAGCCGACGAACAGGCAGACGTTCGTGATGGCAGAGAGTTGCAGCCGGGCTTCCATGACCAGTCCGGTCGCATCAGCGCGGTAGCTCAGGGAATTGGGGACGGCGATTGCCGTGAAGTTGGCAGTGTCCGCGCCGTCATCCGAAGCCGTGGTGATAAGGAAGCGCCCGCCTTGGCCAGTCGTGAGAGCCGCAGCGTTGCCGGTGCCAGAACCAAGCTTCGTGTCGTACTCGACCGGGGCCGCATCGCCCAGGAAGTCCGTGAACCAAGTGCATTTCTGGGAGGGGTCAGTGGCCTGAAGTTCGGCCAGAGGCGAGCCACCGATTGAGGTCGGGGTGACTGTGCCAGTGGTCACGAGGGTGCCAGAGAGCGTCGTAGTGCCAGCGACCGTCAGAGCGCCGGGGATCGTATGCAGGCCGTCGCTGTCCACGGAGCGGACCACGAGGCCGTCAATCGTCTTGATCTCTTCCACCAGCGGGGTATCGACCGCCAGCGAGTAGGTGATGACCGGGGTGAGGCTGACCGTGTCCACAGTGCCGGTGAAACCGTTGCCCGTGAAGGCCAGGAGGTTATTGCTGGAGCCAGCAACGATGGTCTGGGTCTGGGTGCTGGAGCCGGTGATTTCCGTGCCAGCCGTGCCGCCGCCCAAGGAACAGAGAACGCCGCCAGCCGCGCGCGTAGTTGTGAACGTTACGGCGTAGGATGCGCCCGGTACAAGACCTGTGACGGCTTGAGTTAGAGCGGTGGAGATAGCGCCAGCCGCGTCAGCTTTGTTGCCCGATGCTGACCAGCCAGAGCCAGCCGTCCAGCCAGTGATGTTGCCGGTGAACGCGCCGTTGGTGACGTCGGAAACTGTGTTGTAAAGGGTGAGGCGGTAGCGGGAGTTCTTTTCGCCAAGGAAGTTTAGCGCGACGGACTTAGAACTGTCCAGTTTCTCCCATACGCGGGTCCAAGAACCGCCGTCCAGGGCAGACCGCTGAAGAGTAAGGCGACCATCCCACGGACCAGTTACCGAGAGGATGACGTTCTTCTGAACGTTGCCGATTACGACTTCAGAGGACGAGCCATTGGCTGTAAAAGTACTCACTCAACTGTCTCCTTCTTGGCCTTCTTGGCCGCGCGTGCTTTGGCTAGGTTCGCCCGCTTCTTGTCGGCTGCCGTCTGAGCCACGATCCGCGCATCCACCGCCTCCTGGGACACTCTCACCTCGTCAAAGTCACGCAGGTTGAGGCCAGTGGCAGGGGGACGTACTTGGCCCGGCAGGGGCGCACCCGGCTGGATGGGGAAGGGCGAGCGAACGCCTTCTTGGGGCCGAGGCCGGTACGGGGGCGGGGTGCTGCCATCGTCCATGGAGATGACGCGGGCAGTTGTAGGCAGCCACCCGTTGTGAACGATTTCGTCGGGTATGCTAACTGGACCGCCGTTCGGGTCCTTGCGGAAGCGGACGCCGCCAGGAGCAAAGAAGTTGTTCAGCAGTACGACTTTAGCCATAACTATCCCCCTTCATTAGTTTCCAACCTGGGGGTCCGCAGACCCCCAAGAGGAAGCTAACGAGCTTAGTTAGAGGCGTCAGCGAACACCGACACGCCCTGGGTCATTACCGGGGTCAGTGACAGGTAAGCATTGATCTTGCCAGCAGTCGTATCAGTCGTAACGACGTACACGCCCATGGAGAGATAACGCTCGTAGGTGTTCGTGTTGCCGGTGTCGGAGAACAAACCGACCGGCAGCGGCTGGCACCACACGACCTTGCCCGCAGAGAGGGCAGCCGTGGGAGCATCGTCCGTCACGTAGATCGGAGACAGAGCTTCGACGGTCGCAGACACGTTCTGAGCAGCCGCGCTGTCAGAAGTGAGAGCGAACTGGATCGTGCCAGCGGAACCAGCAGTGATGATGCCGGTGTCCACGGAAACGACCAAGTAGACCGGCTGACCGCCGATGACTTGGCCGAGTGCGCCAAGGTCGATCTGGGAGCCGATGGTCTGGAGAGAGGCGCTCGCCGTCTTTACGACGCTGACTGCATCGCAAAATTCGGCCAAGCTGTCCATGATAGCCATTTGAGATTTCCTTTCCTGGCCTGAGATTACGACACGAGTGCGATGTCAGCAGCCAAGGCGTCAACCCGGCGAACGGGAATGCCCTTGAACTTCTCGACCAGCACGCCGCCGACGTTCTCAACCGTGAGGGTCGAGGAGCCGGTGAGGTACGCCGACTGACGGCCCAGCATGGTGATGGTGTCGCGAGAGGCGTAGAACGCCGCGCGGCCCATGCTCAGGCTCGGCACACGCCGCATGGCCTGAAACATCAGGTCAGGCAGGTTCGCGCCGGAAGCAGCCGTGTAAACGAGGTCCGACTTGTCGATGTTGGCGATACGCACAACATAGCGCCAGTCGCGGACGGTCAGTCCGACGTCCCAACGGTAGTGGGTCCGGTAGGCTTCGAAGCGGCCAGTGTTGGAGCCGTTGCTGGCGTCCTCCACGGTCACTTGGCCCTTGTCAGTCACTTGCAGACCGGCCTTGGAACCCTTCGGGATGATGCCGTGAACCGTGTTCGGTCCCCAAACGATCAGCCAGATGTTGGCATTGTCGGTGCCCGACCCGCCGCCGAGAATGATGTTCTCGCCGTTGGCAGCAGTGGACAAGTTGTAACGGATGTTGAAGCCAGAGAACGCCTCAGGCTCGGAACCTTCGTTACCAGTGAAGAGCGTGTCGGCAAACTCGATGTTCATGCCTTCGATGTGGGCACGATCTTCGACAAGCCGGAACGCGGCGGTGTTGCCGTTCAGGTCGGCCAGAGCCTTATCGACTTCCGCATATGCCTCAAGCATACCGCAGTTGTCAGTGACCTGGGCAGTCGTGCCCTTGTTCGGGGCAACGCCGCCGTACAGCTTACGCCATGTCGGGGTGGGGTAGCCAGTACGCACGGTCGTGCGGTGGCCAGTGGGCAGGTTGCCTTCTACGAAGGTCATGTCCTGCAAGATGTCGTTCGTCTGGGCGAGGATTTCGACCACGGCAGAGATGGAGCCGTTCGGGTCTGTGACCTTCGCCAAGTCCAACAGAGTTGGATTTAGTGCGCTAAGGGCAGCCATTGGATGAAGTCCTTTACTTCATGTTTGGGAAAAGACGCTTGGCCAAGTCAACCTCAGTTGCCGGGGCCTCAGCGTTTGCGACATGCAGCTTATCTTCCGACACGGCCTTGCCAACTGCTGCGAAGAACCTTACGATGTCCGGGTGGTTTCCAACGCCCGTAGTCTCAAGGGTCTGTCTCAGTGTCGGGGAGCCGAACTTCGCAATGGCCTTGCCGCAAGCGGCGATAGTGCCCTGCAAGTTCGTTCCACCTAGCTCAGCATCGGCCACAACCTGCGCCTTCCAGCCACCCAGGCATTCCGCCCAAGCCGCGTCTGACGCTTTCTGTGCCGCGAGAGCCGCAGAAGATTGAAAGTCAACGAGTTTTTGGGCCTGTTCCTGTGTCAGGTTCAGGTCCTTGGCCAGCGGCAGGAACTCTGCCAGGGCCTTCTCGTCCTGTACGATCCCTTCTGGAAACGTGAAGGCTTCGTACTTCTCGGGAGCGCCCGCCTTGGCTGTCTCGGCAGTGCCGTCAGCCGGTTTGGGTGCGTCCGCAGCCGCCGCTATCGTTCCCGCAGGAGGAGTTACAGGCGGAGTAGGTGCCGGGGGTTCTGCCCCCGTAGCTATGCTAGCCGGTGCCTCTGTCGCAGCCGGTGTCGTTCCCTCAGACATGAAAATCTCCCATCATCAACTTATTATACCACTACGTGGACGAGGCTGTCAAGCGTCTTTGCTTTTCGACCGCCTCATCGCGCATTACGGCGTAGGCATTGGGGTCCGCTTCAAGCATCGTCTGGATTATGTAGTGGCCGACCGACCGCCGTCCCTCAAAGTAGGCCATCTCGCCGTGGCTGTGCGGGAAGGGGTTGGAGTGGTAGATGCGGCAGTACTCCAAGAGCCTCCACACAAAAGAGCGGTTGCCAGGAGCCGCCAGGAGTTGGCGCATCTCCTCGACTTCGCGCTCGCGTTCGAGCTTGGAGCGTTTCTGCTGCTTCCGAACCGTCTTAACGTCCGACGTGCCTTCGTCATGCTCCTGAAGGTGATCCAATGTTTCCCCCTATGAGATTGGTCAGTAGGCTCGGGTCGCCGCCAGTCTTGGCTGCCGAGGCGTCCTTAGCCGTCGCCGCCATCTGCTGGGCTGCCATCATGGCCTGCTGGGCCTGCATCTGCTTGGCGCGCTCAGCCCTCTGCTGGGCAACGATGTCGTCAGCCACGATCAGGCGCGGGGGCACGCCAATGGCGTTGGCCATCTCGTCCACCGCTTGGTCGGCGTCGAACTTGTCGTGTACGTCTTGGAAGCCGCCCGCCGCCAGCGAGGCAACGAAGGCTGCCATGTGCTCGATCCCGCCCGTCGCGACGGCCTTCTGGGCCATGGCCAGAGAAGAGATGTACTGGACCTTCAACTCCTGGCCCTTCAACTCGGGCGGGGCAGGCGGGAGGATGCCAGCGCGGAGGCACTGTGCAAAGGTGCGGTCGATCAGCTTGTCCGCGAACTCATTGTGGAGCCGTTCCAGCACGGGGCCAAGCTGCAACAGTCGCTCTTGGTTCCGCTGGCTCAACTCAAACTCGTTCTTGGGCTGGATGCCCTCCATGTTCGAGATCGCCAGGAACATATCCACGTAGAAGGCCGTGTCGATCCGCGCTTCCACCTTCTGGATATCGAGCATAAGCTCCTGAAGCTGCGGGTTGACCTGATAGATGGGCGCAAGCCCTTCCTTCTGGCCGTCCATGTCGTAAAGGGTGACACTCCCAGGGATTGTGCTGACCGGGCTTTGACGCAGGCTGGCTGGCCCCTTCAAGGGAGGGTTCACCATCTTGTCGATGGCCTGAGCCTTGCGCTTTTCCTCGATCTGTAGGCCCTTGATGTCACCCAAGGCCGTCATTGCGGGGCAGTCGGTTCCGTAGATGTCCTCCCCGGTGACTTCCCAGCGCGGGACGTAGTACGGGAACTCGTCGTACCCGCTCTCCCGCAGAAACTTGCCCTCATACCCGTCGCCTGCCCCAGGTTCAAAATACACCGACCGGAAGGACTTGTCCGTGGCCCATGGGCCATCTGTCTTTTGAGGGTTCGGCTCGCAGAAATGCACCACGTTAACCCAGGCGTCATAGTTCCCCCTATCGTATTGCGTTTGTACAGCCGTGCTAACCCTGCCGTACCCGAAGGCGCGCACAACCTGCTCGACCGTCCACTGGAACTCGCGGGCGACCGTGTTTACCTCGAACTTCTCATTCTGGCCGATCAGGTAGCTGCCCGCCGTGTGCGTGTAGAAGCGGGCCACGTTCTCGTAGTCATCCACGTGGGCCATGCAGCCCGTGCCGAATAGGATAAGCTCCCCAAGCATGATAGGAGCCATCTGGTAGAAGTTGGACGAGTTGAAGATTTGGCGAAGAAGGCCCTCGACGCGGTACAGCCAGTCCTTTACGCGCGCGCTCTCCATAAGGTCGGGATTGATGGTCGCGAGATTGAACCAGGGCCGGGAGGGGGACATCGTGCCAGCGAGCATCCCCGCGCGGGCGATGCGGTGCGCCTGCGTTGCCTTAGAATTGATGATGTTATTGTAGCGCTTGTCGCCCTTGTTACGGTCCTCAACGAAGAACCGGCCTCGCCTGGGCTGGACGTACATGGCGAGTTCTTTCCAGTGCGTGATAAAGCTCTCACGCTCTGTTTTCATGCTGCCGAGGCGGCGCATGAAATACTTGCGATCCCGTTCCTCTAACACGGCTTAGGCCCCCAACAGGGTCTTTTTGGCTGTGTCTGCCGGTGCAGTGATGCCCTGGGAGGACGACTGAATGGAGCGAGCGCCTGCCGCAATGGCCCGACGCCGGGCGTCACTGTACGCACTGGACACCGCAGGCTCAGCCGCAGTGGGCGTGGGCGGCAGCGGTGCCGGGGGTTTCGGGGGCTTCGGCATCTTAGCGCCGCCGCCAAAGAGGTCTTTAACTGCGCCGCCCATTATCCTTTTACCCTTCTACGCCGGTTTTTGGTCCACAGTCGCCTGCGGGAGATGATAGCATTGCCCTTGCCGCCGCCGCCGCCCTTGTTGCCAGAGGACGCAGAAGCGTTCGCCGCCGCTGGGGCGATGGGGTAGAATGCGAGAGCCATGTTAGGTGTTGCGGGCCAGGAGGACGACCGTCCAGTCCGCGCCAGAGCCGACCGTGGTCAGGCGAGCGCGAATGTAACGGGGGTTCTCGATAATGGCCATGATGGCCGTTGCAGTGGCTTCCGCGCTGGACGTGTCGGCCTGATGCAGCGTGGTCCAGTTGGTGTTGTCGTTCGATCCCTCGATACTGCAAGTCGCCCCGCCAGCCGTATTGGCGATCAACTGCACCGTCTTGTCGGCGCAGCCTGGGATTTCCACCCCAACGCCCGTGTGGTTGGTCGTCGTGACCAAGCTGGTCC